TCCAGGCAATCATATCAACTGCATCTACTCCTGTAGATAATGTAGGTGCTGTACCATCGCTGAAATCCCAATACGATCCAAAAGCTGCGGTTCTGCTTCCGTTAGAATCTTGGGTTATAAATAAAACACCACTCTGTCCTGCAGAAATATTTGAAGGATTGGCAAGGGTTACATTACCTGTAAGTGTCATTGAAAAATTATTAGCAGTTCTAAAATCTAAAGTATGAGTACCAGCAGCTAAGTTTCCTAGTGCAGAAATCTCTCCGATAGTTCCTTTTGTAGTAACCCTTCCGTTACCACCAGACGTTCCACCGTTATCAAATACAAGGGTATTGATACCACTTGTTTCATGCTTTATATTGGAAACTTTTAATGTGGACATAATTAATCAGCCTCCTCTGCTGTATTTCCCTCTGCTACCCAAGCAAGGTACTCTTGATAGTCGGTGTTTGCTTCGTCTTTTGGAATCCATGCACCATCTTCTTTCCTGATTATGCCTTTAGTATCTACCGAACCAGTTGAATCTCCTATTAATGTTGAGGGATTTATTCTTTTTTTATAAGTGAAAGACATGATTAAAGTTCTGCTGAAAATTGTATATCAAATTCAGCTTGCTGAAATGCTGCTGAACTTCCTGATCTTGCTATGTTAATAGCTGCGTTTCTAGGTGATAAATCGCTTGTTGATATAGTACCATTGTTGTTAGTCGTTTGGTTAATAGTAGTTGTAGGTGCTGCTCTCATTTCAACAGGAAAAACTAAAAACGTAGCAGGGTTGTAATTACCTAATGTTTGGGTGACATACACAAGCTTATCGTCACGACCTAGATGTTGAAAGTAACGACAACAAAGTCTAAGTTCATCTGCATAACTTAAATGCTCAAAATCTGTTGCCACGCTGCCTACTTCTAATTGAACTCCTGTAATTTCAAATGTTGCATCATTCGTTGTGTACCATGTTGATGTTTGATCTGGAGTTCTTACAGAGTTATTATTTGCAGCCCAAGCATTTAAACTCATAGAGCCTGTTTGATCTGTTCCTCTAAATAAACTCCATTCTATTTCTAAACCCTCTCCATTATCATTATCAATCTGTACATTACTTGCACCCGGAATTGTTTTTGTTATTTTTGTCCAAGTATCAGCAGTTAGTGATCCAGTTTCTGTTGCATATTTTTGTGGTGTTCCATCTCCTGTCTTAAGAGTTACATAAAAATTCTGTGCAACACTTGATTTAACCCAATAGGATAAAGTTATATAACTTGATGCAGAGGTATAATTCCAACCAGAGTTTGCTAAATCTTGTGCTTCAACACGATGTAAAATTACTACTCTATCAGCCGCACCAGCACCAGAGGTTTGGTTTCCATTTGTTATTTTAAATGCTTTTCTAAATCCCGATGTATAAGGTGTCGTTCCACTTGCAACATCAACTTGTTCCTGTGTAGGGTTTTCATCTGTACCAGTTTTATCATATCTGAATCTATCACAAGTATTATAACCATCGTCAGTTGATGATGTTCCATATTGAGCTACTTGCATAGCTCCGTTAATTATTAAATTCCTTGTTGCCGCTACGCTACTAAAACTTAAATTACCCGATCCATCTGTAACTATAGCCTGTCCATTAGCACCATCAGCATTTGGTAGTTTAAACGCTACGTCTGCTGCTGCTGGAGCGTTGGTTGGTGAGTTGAGTGAAACAACATTACCGCCTGAGTGTTTTAGTGATATTTTGCTCATGGTTTAGGATATTTGTCTTTTATAGCTTTAATAGTAGTTTTCCAACCAGCTACACCACTATGATAAATCGTATCTAGCTGATCTTCAATAGGTGGATATTCAGCCTTACGTTGACCTTGATAAGCTATTGTAGCAGCTTCAGCATCTAGCGTGGTTCGTGCAGCATCTATCTTGCTTTGCTCTAGAGTAATTGATTTACCATCTTTATCAAAAACACCTGTGCCATCGTCAATAGTTACAGCATCAGGGTATGCCCTTCTTATCGCTTGGTGATCTAAAGTCATTAGGCTGCTACCTCCATAAGAGTTATTGAGGAAGTACCTTCTGCTTGAGAGGTTGAAGTATTTCCAGCATTTGAGTGTCCTGTTCTATTTAAAACAAAACCAGCAGATTGAGATCTAACTTGTATTTTATAATTAACTTGTAAAGTAGTGTTAGGCTGATCTTTAATACGGCACACACGATTATATGTTTTATATTGACCATATGAAACTTCAGTATCAGCACCAGAATGACCAGCATCTGAACCATTACTACCAGAAGTTATCACACTAGGATTACCATAAGATCCACCAGCTATTTGTCTTTGTAGTCTTAATGTTGCATAAAGATTATCTCCACCACTACAAACAAGTTTAAATTCAACAAGTATATAATTACTTGCACTTGTAGGAGTAATACTTGCAGTCAAACCTGTTATATCTGTATGACTGGTTGAGGTTGTTGAAAAATAATCACTTTTATCAATATGTACAACTTGAAGAATTTTACCTAGTCCTGTACCAACGACCCCACTATTTGTAATTGACATCCTTTCAACACCACCAGTTGAAAGCTTAATAGTGTTAGCAGAAGGGAAAGTTATACCAGTATTACTATCCGTTCCAGTTACAGCAGGGGCAGATACGCTTCCATCAACCCCAGAAATACCAGTAGTGCCGTTAATGTTTAAAGCCATAGTTAAAGAATAACAAGAGTAGCACCATTTGGCACGACTACTTCCTTAGTATTATTGATTGTAGGTGATACTGTCATCGCATTTTTACCAGCCGATAAAGTATATGATTCTGTAATAGTTTGACCAGTTTCAACAAACACCTGATCTGTACCTCCTCCAGTAGCTCCAGCACCTCCACCAATCTCTCCCCAACCTGTATTCTTATACCCTTCAAATCTATTTTGATCTGAATTATACCTTAATTGTCCTACTGCTGCTGCTGGTTGACCAGATTGACCAGGTTGCTGTGCATCAGTTCCAAGAGGTACTCTTAAAAATCCAGTGGATGACATCGTAACATCACCTGTCATCGTAGGTGTTGCTGCTACAACATGACCTAAATTATCAAGTGTGATATTTCCTAACGTGTTATAAGTTGCACTATCTCCCGAAACTGCTGTTGCAATTCTCAATAAATTAGTAGTTGTATTTATATGAGGTTGAAACTGAGAAATATTAGCTGCTCCTGATGGATCGCCACTTCCACTACTTATTGTTCTTAATGATTGAAATATTTCGTTTATTTTGGTACGAACCTGTGCACCCGTTCCATTGGAGGTATTATAATTATTACCCGTTTCGCTGGTAGTGCCTGTTGGTCTAGCCATTATAAAGAAGCAATATTGATCTTATTGTACTATTGATTTCCAAAACCGACAGCCGTATATGAGAAATTCTTACTAATCGAAGCATTAGAACTATTTTTAAAATCTATCGTAAAACCTGTTCCACTAATATTTGTTACCTCAAAATAATCTCCAGATGCTAAATTATTTGCGTTAATACTTATAGAAGGTAAATTACTGTTAGCTCCTAACAAGGCTGCCGTACCAGTGAAAAATGGCTTGTCAAAAGTATAGGCTGTGGCCTGTGTAGGATTTGTTATGTTAGCTCTTTGTTCACTTCTTCTTTCTAGTTTTGCTGTATAACCTAATTCAAATACTCTAATATCCTGTGCTGGATCGTTACTTGTAAGAACTGTTCTAAACTGAAATCCTCTTGCTTTAAATCTACCACTTGAGAAGTTTTGAAAATCAGTATATGTAGGAGATCCAGAACCAGGATCATCCTGTGTTGTCCTTACAAATAACTGAGCATCTACATCATTAGCTTCAGAACCTTCAAAATCTTGCCAAGTATCTAATAGTGCTGTTCTTGAATCAAATAAATCTGATGGGTAGAAACCTTCTGTTTTGAAATGCCTTACTAAATCAAGACTAAATACAGCACCTAAATCTAAAGTATTTGCAAAATCATACGTTCCAGAAGGTGCGATACCACCTATGTCATCTAATGAACCTACATCATCAAATGTTCCTGCAATACTGCCGCCAATATCATCAAATTGACCTACACCGACTAAATTTAATGAATCTGTTGTTTCATCTACAGCAGTATTAACTTTCGCTCCTTGAAACTTGGGAACATCTTGATCTTCTCTTCTTGTTTGGACTAATAATCCATCTGTAGTCTCAGGTATGTTTACAACGACACTTGCTTCTCCCTTACTAAATCTTCCTCCATCATCTTGAAATTTAAGAATATATTCTCCAGTAATCGCAGGAACTATTGCTTCGGTTGAGTTTCCTGGAGCAGCTTCTATTAGATCAACAGCATTTTCAAATGATCCTGCACCTGTCGTACCAGAACTATCATGTCTGATGTAAACAAATCCACCATGAGTAACGTCAAGATCACTAGACTTACTCCATCTAAGTCTTACGAATCCACCTGGTACAGGTTCAGCCGTAAGTCCAGAAACATCAGCAGGAACTGCACTTTTTCCTATAGCAACGTGTGTAAAAGTTGTTGGATTTGCTGAAGATTCAAGATTTGAACCAATACTAACTAATTCAAAATTATAAGTACCTTCCAGAGAATCTAATATCTGAAATTCGGGAGTTTTTGATTTTAGGCTTTGAAAATTACCATCATCAACTTGATACTTTAATTCATACTCAATGGCTCTTGGCACAGAATTGAAATCTATATTTAATCTTGTTCTCGCTCTATTGCCCTCTGTAAAAAATTCTTCTGTAACTTCTGGAGCACCAGGGGCAGGAACAGGTTCATTTAATACTGTTATATTCCGAACAGGTAGAGGAGATCCATCTTCTATAAATGCAAACTTTCCTGAGTTATAAGCCGTTCCAACAATCGCATAATTATCCTTATCCTCGGTAACACTTACAACTCTCCATTGAGTAGTCTTTAAGGTTGTGTTTTCAAGAATCCAAATACTATTTCTATTAGGAGCAGAAGAAAAAGCAGATGATACTGTAATTACAGCACCAGAAATACTGCTTACATCTTTCTTTTCTACACTCCCATCGGGCATAACGACACTTACTGTTGCGTTATTTGTTGCATCTAAATCAGTTTCTGCTGTATTATCAACGGTAATTGTTGTCGTAGTGGCAGAATTTATACGACCACCCCTTCTTAATCCTGCTTTTACTGGATCGCTTACTTCAATAACTTGCCCAGGTCTAACAACTACACCTTCTCCTATACCAGTAGTAAAACTAATAGTTTCAGTAGAATTTTGCTCTTCAAATAAGATAAATCTTCCTAATCTTCTTGCTTGATTTCTAGAAGTACAGCCAAAACCTGTTATTTTTTTATGAATAATTCCATATTTATTTTTAGCAGCAGTATCTTCGACAGTTTCAAAATCTGGCTCTTGATTATCCATATCAAAATAAGATACAGATACAACAGTCGATCTTGTCTTTAAACTCGTACCAGAATAAATAAATCCTTCAGAAGTTACATTTGATAGATTAAACAGATAGCTAGCATCTGTAGGTCTATCTTGTGTAAGAGTTAAAGATCCTGCACCCCAGAATGTCATTGCTCTCATTACAGAGCTTAAAGCCATTACTGTTTTAAAAGCATCTGCTCTTCGATTTAGGACAACATTACAACTAAATCTAGGTTCTTGACCTCCTTGACCATCATCAACTAATTCAGAAGAATAAACTGAAGCACTATAAAAAGAATATTTATCTAGTTGAGATTCAGTAATATGTTCTCCTAGTCCATATCTACTATTTGTTATAAGGTCAAACAAAATCCATGCAGGATCAGTTGTCCAATGTGTAGTTGTAGTAAGCGTTCCATTAAAAGTACCACTATAAGTTAATCTTCCGTTAGTTTGATCTACAGTCGCATTGTGTGGGATTTTAACTTTAACTCCACGAATCCTATATAAACGTCTTGGGATACTAGGAAACTGTTCTGCATCAAAACGCAAATAATTATGAGCTACATTTGGGTATGGCCTTTGTTCATCTATTATTTTTGTAAAAGATGACCATGAAAACGTATCTGTTATTCTTTCGCTTGTGCTATCAGCAGAGTCTCTACCAACTGTTATTGAAATTGGGAAAGACGTATTTTCTCTTAAAGTAATCTTAAAATCTCTAGAATATGAACCTCTTGATTTACCCCTAACACTAAAAGCAGACGTTGGTACTGTAAGTAAATTTAAAAAACCACCAGGGCCAGTACCAGTGATTTCATTCTTATCAAAACGAGTTGTTCTTCCATTATTTTCAGTAATTAATATAAATACATCAACTGTGGTTCCTAAATTTTTACCATCTTTTTCATTAATATTGACAAGAGCATCAAAACGTATTGTGACTCTAACTTCATCAATATTAGATTCGGTTATTGTTCTAGTTACTGGTGCAGCATTAGTTACTGGAGCATTTACACTAACTTCTGTTTCTATATCACTAACAACAGGTATTGAAGTTTGATTTGCCGTTCCAAAACGAGTTTTAAATAATACTCTTTGAAAGTTAAAATCAGCATCCGTTATATTACTTGAATTTGCTGTTGATTT